TAACATTTTACTTACAATATTAGATAGCTTTCTACTTCTAATAGAAACCCAACCGTTTAACTTTACACTTTTAAAAATACCTGTAAAAGTATCTAAAATAATACCTAAAGCTACAGCAATTAATAGTCCCTGGATAGGTGCGAAAAATAACGCTAATCCTGTAATTAAATAATTAAGATAAGTCTTCATTAGGTATAATTTTTATATTTTCTAACTCATCTTTTTCAGGATTATAATCGATAACTTCTAATTCTTTTAACTTATCTAAAATAGCAGTATACGCTTTACAGTATAAAACATTTTCATCAGTTATCCAATTATCATCTGCATCTTTAGTAAATGATAATCTATATGGTAAATTTTCAAACCCATTAAGCTCTTTATATTGAGCTTTATTTGCTTTTAGTACTTTCATTATATTGCGTTTATATAAGTGTTATAATCAGCTACAAATGCTGCATTTTCAGATATCATAGAGGCACCCATACCATACATAGAAACTGTGTGTAATCCTTGAGCACTACCTGCTCTAAGTATAATTTGATTTTGAGTTGCTCTTGTAGACGAAACAGCCACTCTACTAGCACTTACTGTACCATTAAAAAGTTGTACATCATTGGCACTTGTTCTATGAATAGATTTCATCCCTCTAGTAGTGTTATATTGAAAATTTGAATCTACATTAAGAGTACCTTGATTTATTTGCTGAACGTTAGAACTTGTTATTCTTATTGAATTACCATTCGATGATAATAAACCATCTATTGGATTAGTACCTGAAGCGGTATACATATACACATATCGACTCGCATTATTTAGTGAGTATTGAGTGCCATTACTTCCTGAAAAATTAGTGTTTATAAAAGAACCTGCACTACCTGTAAAACCTACGTTTGTAGTAAATGCAGGTGCGTTCTCTAATGTAGCTAAATTAGAGTTAGGATTTTTCCAATTTAAAGTACCAAAACTTGCACCACCATTATTAGCAAAGTTATAAAAGACATCTAATTTTGCCCAAACCCCATCTGCTTTCATATTCATTAATAAAGTATTCTGTAACTTTTGTTGTGCTAAAGTTGGTAAAGCGTAACTTAAAGCTGTTGCTCTATCTAGAATAGCCTTATAATCTGCATCAAATAAGAATATAGTATTACTACTAACATAAGCACTTGTACCATCTGTATCAGTTGCAGCCACTCTACAAGTAATATCAAAAGCTACATCTGCTAAAGTTAAAACATAAGTATTGTTAGTAGCACCTGTAATTAAAGTAGCACCTCTATACCATTGGTATAAATATCCTATCACTCCTGTATCACTAGTCCAGGTTCCTGTAGTACTACTTAAAGTTTGTCCTATTGTAGCAGTTCCACTAATAACAGGAGCTACAGTATTAACAGGAGCTAATCCATCTGCTCCTACTATATTAGTCTCTCCTGCATAACTATTTTTCTGAGACAATCCCCAATTAATATCATTAGTAGCAGCACCCTGCCCCCAACCTATTGTATTATTTTTTGAGCCTTGCCCCCAATCTATCGTGTTTGACATCTTTATTTTTTTTTAATTGTAAATACTTTTGAAGTTTTACTATATTTTCCTCCTTAACTTTATATTTTACAGTACCCACCCTACAAAATTTGCTTTAGTATCAGGAAACATATCCGCATTAGCATTACTAAAATACTCAGGATATCTCTGTCCTGCGAATATTCCCATATAATCAATAAATCGTCTAGTATAAAACTCTGCAAAGTTTCTATACTTTTGAGTTATAAAATCTATCTCCTCTTTACTAGGTATATCTGCTACATCGTTTCTATGCTTAAAAATACCTCCGTTCTTAATAGTTACTCCTGCAAATGGTACATAGTCTACCATAGCGAAATTAATCAGCATAGGCTGTATATACTCATTCAATAAAAATTGATAGTCAGGAGTTAAAGTATCATTCTCAATATCCTCAGTTATTCTCTCATATAATCTAGTACCTATATAATTTTGGATATGCATCTGTTGAGCTATTTTAATAAACTGAATAAACTCGTTAGTATCTACATTACCATTAATAATAGTATTTCTTCTTATATCCTCTGGCGTTACAAATAGTATCATATTATCTAGGGTTTAAATATCCGTGGTTAGGCATATCATATGGTAACTTAGCTACTTTAGGATCATTAACAGGCAATCTGTAATTTTTTCTTTGGCTCGGCTCCATATTATTAATAATTTCTCTAGCTTGGTTTACGCTAATTTTACCATTATTTTTTTTCAAAAATATACTTCGCATCCAATAATGTTTACAGTTAGCTCCTCCCTTATATAACCATATATTATAGGCTGCTGTTCCTCTCGGTCCAAAACCAGGGTTGTATGTAGTTTCTTTATCTAGATCCTCATATCTATAAAAAAGTCCGTTACCCATCATTAACTTACAAAACTCTCTCTCAGGAGTAGGGTTACCTGCATAAGAATATCTAATTTTGAATAAATCATTATCTTGCCAACTTTCGCCACCTGTAGGCTGTATTTGTGCTGCAAACTTAAAAGAGTTATTATACATTGTATTATATAAATGTTCGTCATCTGCTGCAGGACTTTCACTAACTAACTCCCACTCGTCATAATCTATACTCTCTCCATCTATTTGAGCCATTATCTCTGAGTACATATGATCGTTTATCTTAGAGAAGTTTTGCCCTGTCTCCTCTACTATTTGCTCCTTACTAGTTGCATTTTCTAGATCGGTAAATTCTAATGGTTGTAGTGTTTTAAAGAATAAATTTACATTAATTTTATTAAACGCTAATATCTTATCTATTGCTTTAATAATTAAGTCCTGAAACGGTCTAATTACTACGTTATCCATTAATATACTAGCAGTTTTTAATTCCTCTGCATTATTACCAAAACCTGTGTTATCTTTAATACCTAAAAGCATAGGACTAACTACCCTATGAGCAATCATTATTTTTCTCATACTCTCATCACTTAAGAATTGATATTGATTATGAGCATCAGATAACTGTATAGCCTCTATAGTAGCTTTCTCCTCAGGCTTATCATTAAACGCTAAAATAAATCTACCTGCATTAGTAGTGCCTCCATACTTTCTCTGTACATCTGCCTCAATAGTAGCCTGCATATCCTCATCAGGTATACCATTGTTGAAATTAATTAACATACTAGGAGCTAAACCATTTAAGATATTATTTAAGTGGTAATTAGATATTTCCTCTTCTAACTCAGCATATTGTAATCCTCCCTGATAGTCTGTTGGTGCATAGTAGTAAAAACCTGCTTTATAAGGCTTAATATATAAAATTTCACAACCACTAGTACTAGTACCAAAAGCACAAATAGGCTCAGGCTTATCAGTTCTTTTTAATTTACTCCAATCGTGAAAATAATAATAATGTTCTATAACTCCCTCCTCATTTGCTTTACCTGCTCTTAAAGTTTGTACAGGAAAATGTTCTACCTCTAGTATTTTAGTATGATCGATATTATAGACTACCTGGATAGCAGCATTACCTAGCAATTTTAAATCTGATCCTATCTTTTGGATATCCTCGTCTTTAATAAGCATTTTAAATTCTGTATAGTCATCTACACTAGAATTAATAGCATCTAAACCTCTACCGAAAATCATTTGACTAATACCATTAATACAGGCATTATTTGTAGGACTACCGATATAACGATCAATTAAATGTTCAAAGTATAAGTTATTATCTCCATACTCTACCCAATCTTTACCCCTTACCTCTTTTACAAGTGGAGAAGTATAATTGCTCATCTGTACAAATCTTATACTATTTTTTTTATCTTCCATATTAAATTGTTATGTATTCATTATTATATGTAGTATCACTAGAATAAATGTTTTTATTTATATCATATACTAACTGATCCGTACAAAAAACTCTGTCTTTAAAAATAACTTCCTCTCCATATAAAATAGTTATATTATAAAAGTTATCATTCTTTAGATCAAACTCAGCAGTTACGTAATAATTATCGTCTATAATTTCTATACTAGGTACTATATTAGTTCTCGCATTTGTAGTCTCTGTCTCTAGAACTATCAAAACTCCTGTTTCATAACTTCTAGGTATACAAATAAATGTTTGCTCTTCTGTTGTTTGCTGTAATATTATCATACATATATAACGTTAATATTTTATTTTTTGCACAAAAAAAAAGGATAGCTAAAAAACTATCCTTTTAATCTATAATTAACCTTAATTATGCAGGGTTAATATTTGTTGTTTCTAAATTAGCACTAATAACAGTACTAGTTACTAAGTATGGATAAAATGGCTCAGACGCTGTTAAATTTAACGTGTAACCGCTCATATCTCCAAAAGCTGCTCCAGTTGCAAATGTACCTCCTGTTGTATCACAACCTCTAGTAACACCTACAGAATAGAATTTACCGTTATTGTCCTCAATGAATACGTGAGGTCTACCAATAATAATTGAATTTAAAGCCTCTGTAGTATCAGCATCTAATTTATGTAAAGCTACAGTTAAAGCCTGCTCATAATAAGTAGTACCATTATCTGCACTTTGAGTAACAGTAACCTCTAAAGAGTTTGCTCCTCTAACTTCATATTTATAGATCTCAGGAGTACCTGCAATAGCAGTAATCTCTCCTCCTGAAATAGTCAAGGCTCCTAGTGTTCCATAGTCTGCAAAATAAATATTTCGGATACCTCCGACATTATCTTTACAAGCTAACAAACGCCCTGTATTAATTGTACATAACATATGTTAAAATTTTAAAATTAAAAAAAAAGGGAGGAGTTACCCTCCCCTATATATTTAGTCGCAGTTAACTAATACGATCTCGTTACCGAAACCTACCTGAGTTCCTTGAGACCATCTCATTATAAATCTAACATTTTTAGATCCGTCAGTTTCGGCCATATCTAAGACACGTACCTCATTCAAATTATCTAAAAGTCCAATTCCGAAATATAAATTAGATTTTTGTGCAATAACGATTTTGTTACCTAGCTCTCCTGATACGAAAATTTTAATACCATCAAAAGTAACTGACTGAATACCATTATACCACATAGTACCCATACCATTGATACCATTAGCTCCTAATCCACCTGTAGCGAAACCTCCTAAAGCTCTTACATACGCTTTAAAGCTCTCAAACCCCATATAGATAGTTAAGTCTTCTTTACCATAAACATTGTTAGGTAATAAGTCTACAGCATCTCCTAAAGTATCGATAATGTTTGCTGCAGTTGGTGCTCCTGGGTTTAAACTATCGTCTGCTCCATCAGCAATAGCCTGAGAAATTAAGCTATTCCATACAGCAGTTTCAGTAGCATAAGCCACTTGCTCTAACATATTAGAAATAAAGAACTCTGTAAAATTAGTAGGTAAAGTATCAAATGCACTATATCCCATAGAAACAGCCTCCCAATCAGACTGAAACGGAGTTTTACATAAAGTTAAGTTAATTTGTTTCTCAGTAACTGTTAATACTTTTTCAGTTAACGTTACATCTGCTGTATCTGTATAATCACAAGTTGCGTTAGCAATAGTAATTACATTAGCTAATTTCTTTAATACAGCTTTGTATTTTACGTTAGGCATAATAGTAATACCCTCGTTTGATAATGTAGGTGCAGATAATACACCTGCAGCGATATATTTCCCTGCAAACTCTCCTGCATAAGTTGTAGTAATTGCAGGCTCAGTAAAGTTTTGTCTTGTTAAGTTGCTCATTTTTTTATTAATTTAATTTTTGAAAAATTGTTTCTAATACATTATTTTTATTAGTAGTTTTAACTACATTATTTTTAGCCTCTGGACTATGAGTAATTTTAGACATCTTTGTTTTTGACATCTCATCATACTTCATTTTAATTTCCTCTAACTGTGCTTTTAACTCTTCTAGCATAGGTGCTACAACTTTAACAACAGCATCGATAATTTCCTCTTGACTAGGCATTGTCTCCTCAACTTCAGTTTCCTCAGCAACTACCTCAGCTGCATTTACTTCAACATCTTTAGTTGCCTCAACTTCTACCTCTTCTACATCAGCCTCTAATACAGCATCAATAACTCCCTCTTCTACTATTACTAACGTTTTACCGTTTTCTAGTTTATGCTCTCCTACAGGTGCAGGCACATTACCGTCTTCTGTTACAACGAATACAGGTTGCTTAGGCTCAAAACTTTCAGCCTCTAATACTGTACCATCTAACAATACCTCCTGTGCTAATTCTATCTTAGCACTTAATAGTGTTTGAATGTTTTTTAATAGTTCACTTGGTTTCATAAAATATTTAATTTAGTTATATAACGTTTTTTAATAATTATTTTGCATTTTTAATCCTCATTTACTCTCTGTATAATTCCTATCCCTTGCTCCTGTAGATCTCCATTACAGCATTTAATATTATAAGCATCTCTATCTTTACATAAACAAGCTCTTTTACCGCCTTTAGGACTAGACCAACTAGGTATGTATCTATTATCTCTCATTTCTTATCTGTTCTAATTTTCTACTTGCCCACTCTATACCTGCATCTCCTCCCCAGGCTAACCACATTAAACGACCGCAACCGTCTCCCAATTCTTTATCAGAGTTTTGTCTGTGTCTTTCAAAACTAGCCATTCTACTAATAGTATCCTCTGTTATAGGTTCTCCATTTGCTAACTGATTTGCTCTAGCTTTACCTACAGCTGTACCACAATCTCCCCAACCATTTTTCTCAGCATATCTTAGAGCTATTTTTGCATTTTCTTTAGCCTCTCCTGGATAGTCTGTATAACTTTTAAATTCTCTTTTAACTATATTTTTTAGTAACTCAGCTTTAACACTTAATAACTGTAATCCTGCCTCTATCTCTTTAGATAACTCTAGATCCTCACTATCTTTTTTTAAGTCTGCAAAGTACCCCTCTATAGAGAAACCCTTTACTCTACCTGTTTTAATATAATCATTCCATATAACATCATTGTTTACCTTAATAGTTCCTACCCAGGATCCAACAGGTAATTCTAATCCGTATATATTAGACTTATCGTTGTTATCGTCTTCTTTTATCCAACTCTCAATAAGTGTTAATCCGTTTACGTCTTCTCTATGCTCATAAGTTGTATTATTTTGATATCCTCTTTTAGCATAAAGCTCCATAGCCTTGCGAATAGTATCTTTAGAAAAATAAACATAGTATTCTCTATTACCATCTCTCCTAATTATCTTTTTATCAGGGATCAATAAAGCTCCTATTAAAATTCTTTTTTCAGTATCTACACTTTGAAACTTAAACTCTTTTTGCTTAGATAGTGCTACAAAGTTCTCCTCTATAGCAGGGTTCTCTACAATACTAATTGCATCTACACCGCTTAGCTCTTGGTTTTCGTCTATAATTAATTCTATAATTTCCATAACTGTATAACGTATATTTTTATAATTTAGTTTTTTTATCCTATACTAGCATTTTGTACTATGTTACGATCCATAGCCTGTTGACTAGTAACCTGATTAGCAACTACGAAAGCCTGTATAGGTTGTTGACTACCTAAAGTTGAGGCTAACTGATTAGCTGTACTACCTCCGACTATATTAAACTGAGGAGGAGCAGACACTACGGATCCACCCCCTCCACCACCACCGCCTCCACCTGCAGGAGCACTAGCTGTAGGAGCAGATTTGCCCTCTGAATTAATAGCAGCAATAGCCTTAGCAGCACTAGCAACAGTACTACCTATTTCTAAAGCACCTTTTGCCGTATTTCTAATAATAGTTGGTATAGCAGACGCTCCAGAAGTTGCTATAGCCTGAGGAGTTGCTAAAGCACCTGCATTAGCCGCACTAATAGCAGAAACGGACTTAGATACACTTAAAGCAGCTGTTCTAACTACATCAGCAATAGCAAAAGCCTTAGATACTTTTTGCATACCTTTACCTCCTAGACTTAAAATATTCTGTAAGTTATTGTAATTAGTTCTATAAACATTTTCTTTATACTCTGCCTCTGCCTTAACTATATCCTGTCTCTTTTTAGCATTGTCCGATAATATTTTATTTTTCTCCTCCTCAGATAATAATGTACTTTCATTTATAATCCTATCCTGCTCTTGTAATGCTAATAGCCTAGCCTGAAAACTTAAACTTTCATTATCTATAACTATCTGTTGTTGTTCTATTTTTTTATTTTCTTTAAAAGCAAAAATCTCATCGTCATTAGTTATAATTTGTTGCTCTATCTCTTGTTTCTTTAATGCATATTCATTCTCTGCATCTACTTTAGCTTGTGTACCTGCCTTAGCAGTATCTATTAAATTTTGTAGTCTTTCTAATTCTAATTGTTTACTTATCTCTAAAGCCTGTTTTTTTGCTAATAAGCTACCCTCTTCGTCTTTTATTCTTTCAGCGTTAAATATTTTTTCATTAATTGCTAATTGTGTTTCTGCCTCTTGTTTACTTTTAGTTAATTCTATTAACTCTCTATTTAGTGCTAAGTCATTTGCTTTCTGCTCAGAACGTAAACCCTCTACCTGTGCTAGTACTCCCTCTTTATTTGCTAAAGCATTAGTTAAAGCTACTTGATTTTCAATATTATTATTTTGTGCTAGTGTAGACTGTGCTGCTGCTATTTGTGCATTAGCTTGTCCTATCATAGCTGCCTGTTGGTTGTTTAAAACTTCTTTAAGTTTATTATTAGCTATTATCCTATCTTCAATACTATTTCTCTCCTCATCTCTAACCTGTCTTAATTTCTCTGCTTGTCTATCATATTGCTCAACTAATCTAGCCTGATTTGCCTCTGCTAACTTTGCTGTGTTTTGTAAATTTACATTTGCCTTAGCCTGTTCATATGCAGCTTTAACAGATATTTTAGAAACTCCCTCTATAGTACCCTCTACTACAGCACCAACCTCACTAACAGCCTTACCTATATTATCTACTACCTGGGTACCTGCATCTACAGCATCTTTACCTACTTTTTTTAAACTTTCCTGAGTTTCATTTATACGCTTTGTAAGTTCTTTAATAGTTTTAGGATCTCCATCTCCGAATAAACTCTGCTCCCAGGCTAAACGTACCTCATCAATAACTAATTTAATACCAAAAAATGCTCCCTTTAATGGCACTAAAGCTAATTTTAACAAACCCCCTATAACTTTGCTTAATCCCTGAAAACCATTTGAGGCTCCTCCTACTTTTTCAATAACAGAAACTACTACATTAGTAACCTGACTAAATACATTAGAGAGCGTACCTAATACAGCACTAAACGTATCAGAAACTTTCTGGTTGCTCATAAATATTTCTTTTAGAGTAGTCATAGCACTAATAACTAATCCTATACCCATAGCCTTTAATGCAACTCCTGTAGCCTTAAACCCCTCAGCTAAAGACTTTGTACTCTTCTCAGTTTCTTTAACGTTCTTATCTATATTGTTTAGAGCCTTGCTGCCACTTTTGCTTAAATCATCACTAGACTTATCTAGTTTTACAAACTGTTTATTTAAGTCCTGTAAATCTTTTTCAGCTCCATTAGATTTTATGTTAATCTCTATTTCTTTTTTAATAGCCATTATTTCTTAATTAAATCTTTTAAAAATCTCTTAAACTCTTTTACATTCTGAGGCAATTTATATTTACCTTTAGCGATATCTATTAACTCGCTTTCTCCATACTCTACTAGCTCTAAAGCATCTATTATATCTCTTATCATATCTCTTGGATTATTACTATTATATCTCCTAAGTTACTCTCTATACTACATATTTTTTCTAGTCCTGTAGTGTTTGCTTTTATACTAACCTCTACATAATCAGCACCATTTGTTATACTTATTATAGCTGCTTGAGGATCATTTAAAATACTCCAGGTTAATTGCTCATTACTCACTGTATCAAATTTTAAAACTTGAGCAGAACTATCTGTAATCCTTTGCACTGAATTATTAAATTGAATAGGTCTAAAATCTTGTATTAATTCAAACTTACTAACAAAAGTATCTAGATCAGTACTATAAGAATTTATAATATATCTTTTATCCCTTATTACAATTCTATCATTTAAACGTAAAGACAACAGCTCTGAATAAGGTAAACGCATAGATACTTTAACCATTCTTGACTTTAAAGAATAAAGGTTGTTTAAGTAATTAAAATAATAATTTTTAAATAAACCATTGTTAATTGGCTCTAAATAAAAACTACTTAAATCAAACCCCCAATTTAAACTATTCCTATTACCTTGATAATTTACATCTTGACCGAATACATTATAATTTGTAATTGTACTTGTTGAACTACCATTGTTAAATTTAAAACTTACTCCTGTTTGGTGTTTTAATCTATATAAAATTATTGGTTTTGGTATGTAAGGTTGTAAATCTTTATTTATAGAATAACCGACTTGTAAATTAGTACCTGTAAACTTATTAAACATTATATTTTCAAATGGTAATTTAATAGTATAATCCGATCCATCTGAATTAAAAGAA